AAAAAAGGTAATTTTAAGGTTGTTATTGAAAATGGTACCGGATCTTTTCTTCCCGAAGGGCAGGAGGGGGCGAGCGGGGGAACCTGGGTTCCCCGCTATTATTTTTACTATTCTAAATATATAAGTATGTTTTTTCTTAAAATCGGTTTATGGATTGCGCTTTTTCAAAACATAATATTTGGAAAACTACAAACGCGAATTATGAAAACCTCTATATTGAGCTGCGCTCCATGTTTAAAATTGCATCACTTAGTTTTATTATCAAAAAATGGCAATACGTATTCTCTCGATTTTACGCCCATCGAAGCGGGCAAACCCAAGACCTTGGCTAAATTATTATCCGGACAAGATGTAGCAGCTCAAATAAGATTGCGACATTTTGCTAGAACCAATATAAATGATGATAGCAAAATTATGACAATTTGGAATGCTCCTATTAGTGCAGAACATTCGCAAAAAATAAGCACAGCAACATATGAAAAAATAACAGATGTAGAGATAAAAACCCTTGTTGCAGAACTACTTTCTTGGAAATGTGAAAATATTACAATGAACTTATATACTAGCAACTGCCAACATTTTAGTAAGTTTGCGCTAACCAAAATAATACCCAACTATGAATGAATTTTATTTATTAACGTCGTCCAAAATAAGTTCCTTGCGCAGTAACTGTAACTGGCATGTGATAACTTGCTGACTGAGGATATTTAGTATTGTATCCGTAGTGCTCTCCTGTATAAACCGGCGCCTGCTGCTGAGTGTTATATCCAGCGCTAAAACCAGCGCTTGGGGCATAGTGTCTGGCCGTATAGTCGTTAAGCATCCTGCCCATACTTGTATTTGGATTAGCGGGAGCAAACGTAGACGCGGGCAGATTAGTGCCGGGACGCCATCCAGAAGGGACGTTTGCATAGATGGATGTTGTAGGAGTTGACGATGCGCCGAATGGTTGGCCAGCTCTCTTACGTCTTGTTCTGCGCTTTCCACCTTTGTTCTTTCTCGAAAGTTTTCTCTTTATCTTCCTTTTTGTTTTTGTTTTGCCGCCTCTAGGCATAGAAAAAGTTTGAGTAGATGGAGCGCCATCGCTAGAATTTGTGTGCATACTTGTATATTATACGCATATAAAAAAATTATTAATTAGAACAATAAATGCTAGTTACTAAATAAGTTCATTAATACCATTATCAAAATTAACGCAAATTTCCCATCCCAAATTTTTGACTTTTTCATTACTAATATAGTAGCGCTTATCATTGAAAGGCCGGTCTGCTACATAAGTAATCCATTTATCATAGTCATCAGTGTTTTTTACGCATTTAATCAACTTTTGCGCAATTTCCAATACACTATATTCATAATGGTCATCGCTTCCAATATTATATATTTCCCCCAACTCACCCTTTTCAATAATACATTCTAGCGCAGAACAGACATCAAGAACATGTAAAAAGGCTCTGACGTTTGAACCATCGCCTTGAATTGTTACGGGTTCATTCTCTTTCAATTGTTTAATGAAGCGAGGGATAAGTTTTTCTGGGTACTGATTGGGGCCATATACATTATTGCCTCTAGTAATAATAATTGGCATTTTAAAAGAAAAATAATATGATTTGGCAATCAATTCTGCTGCCGCTTTTGTGGCCGCATATGGGTTTGTAGGGCAAAGAACAGAGCTTTCATTCTTCTTTTCTTCGGTATCAACAATCATAGACTCGCCATATACTTCATCGGTTGATATATGAATAAACTTCTCAATCTTACCATAGCGCCGTGCAGTTTCTAAAAGTGTATGTGTTCCAAGAACATTATCATTTGTATATTGAAGAGAATCTTCAAATGAGTTTTGGACATGTGACTGCGCTGCGAAATGAATAATAGTATCTATTTTATAATTGTCTAAAACATGTGTCAATAAATCGAAGGAGCACAAGTTACCTTTTACCAAATGATACCTTTCAGATTTTCTTATTTCCTCATTGACATTCAATTCGCTAGCGCAGTAATACATTGCGTCTAAGTTAATAATATTGACGATTGGATTTTCCTTGAAATAGTAGTTAATAAAATTAGAACCAATAAACCCGCAACCTCCTGTTACTAAAAGATTTTTCATATCTATATCTAGAACCAATATTTTTCTAGATATATTTGAACTCAAACCACATCCATTTTATTTGCGTTTTTTCCCATTTTGATAAGAATATCCCGAACCGATTGCTTGATATTTTTAACTTTAGGATATTTTTCTTTCAACTTACTTGTGTCTAAATAATTATTTGACCTCTTTGACAATAATATTTGGTCTTGCTCTACCATTTCGAAATTCTCCCACTTAAAATTAGGATCCACAATTTCTTTGTACATTTCTAAAATTTCATTATGAGATATTAATCCAGGATTAGTGAGATTTATTGTCCCTGTTTGATTTTTAAGCGCCATATCAATCATAATTGGTAAAAGTTCATTTAAAACGGACATTGAATTGGGGATTGAGCAGATTTTACTATAGTTTGTAATTTTTGTGATAAAGTTTCGCTCGTTTACCTCGTGAGTTATAGGCATTCGAATTCTTACATTTAATGCGCTATCGTTGAACTGATGCATGAGTTGGTCAGTAAACCCTTTGACAATAGAATAAGAAGACCCGAAAAAATTGGGTTTTGACTCTTCATTGAATCCATTTACTTCTTTGCCATAAGGATGGTCCTCATCAAAATCAAAAATACATCCTGTGCCTAGATAAGTAAAATGAATATTGCGTTCTTTGCAAATCATTGCTAAATATACGGGCGCAAACAAGTTGTCTCTAACATTCTCTACTAACATTCCGGGTTTTTCAAGATAATCAATAGTTGAAATCTTTTCGCCTTTATATGAACCATGCGTTCTTCCAATAAAGCTCATAACATGCGTTATTTTAATACCAGAACAAGCATATGCATCTAGTTCCATTTTTACAGAGTCAATATTATCTGCGCGCGTATTTGGCACAAAAATATTTAGCGACATTTTTCTTAGAATATTGACAACTTTTGTTCCAATCCATCCATTTCCTCCAAAAATAAGTATATTTGGACTTGTCATTTAATTTAAAAGCGTTTATTTTTTAAGTATTTTTATATTTTTATTTTTAATTTTATTTATAAATAAAAAATGAAAATGTTTGTGTATAGTATATACATGAAAGGAGTTTCGTTGTTTAAAAATAAACTTTTTATGTTTGTTTTAATATTTTTAGGAATAGTTCTAGCAGTTGTTATTTACAAGCGCATTGTATATGAAGGGTTTAGGGGGAATAAAACAATAAACTATTCTCAAAATAACATGGCCACAACACCAACAACAACAACAACAAGCACAGACAAATCCCCTTCCAATACAAGATAACAAATTTTTATAGCATTATTAGCATTGGGAGCCTGGATTGAAAATTGTCCTTTTTAATCCAGGCTCGCGGTGGATGAAGCTAGATGGTTTTCCGTTAATTTTTTATTATTAAACTCGGTTATGAAACAACATAAACATTTTTCATTTAGGGACGCACTAGCGGGGAACTTAGGTTTAACGAAGTAAGATCCCCGCTGCGCTAGATGAAGCTAATTTTTAATCCCAAACTATAAAAAAAATATTTGTATATATTATAAAAATGAAGCCAGCGGGTTTGTTTAAAAATCCAATTTTTTTACTAGTTTTAGTGTTTTTAGGAATAATATTATTTTTTGTTCTAAGTAAACGCGCTTTTGACGAAGGATATGAAGGACGCAAAGCCGTCAGGCAATCAGCTGTTACACAGGCCAACGGCCCTCGCTAACCTAGAATAAAAATGTTAATTTTCAATAAACAAAAGTTGTTATTGAAAATGGTATTTCCCGAAAGGCAGGAGAGATGAACGCAAAGTGGGTGTAAACCCGGCCCCATCGCGCTAAAAGTATTGCATTTCACATTGCAACTAGCGTTATCCACTGCGAGCCTGGATTAAAAACGTTAATTTTCAATAAATAAAGGTTGTTATTGAAAATGGTAAGGGCATGAGGGATAAGGAATCCGGCAAAGCTGGATTCTGTAGAGCGGGGATCTTACTTTTATGTTCTTTGTAACGATTTGTAATTCCTATTCGACTTTCACCAACTTTTACAACATATTGACCATTCTCAAATGTTTTTACTTTTATAACGTAAAAAATAGCACCAGCGCAGGCATATTCTTTCAACAATATTTTCTCTCTTTCTATAATTTTTTGCTTTTCCAATTTTTCATTATACTCTTGCTTAGTTTTGTCTTCTATTAGTTGAAATTCTGTTTTTTGTTGGTCTAGTTGTAATTTAAGTTCACTGCTTTCTTCTATTAAAACGTCTTGTAAAACTTGTTCTAATTTAATAAAGTAATCGTGAATTTCGTCAGCTTTTTTTGTTCCAGCTTTTAAACAAATTTTTTTGAATGTTTCAATATTTAACATAAATATTTCTTTGTTGTGACCACCTTGTGTGTTATTAGTTTGCTTTCCCGGCTGGGAAAGCAAAAAAATGTAATCTGTATTTATTTTAAAATTTTTTTCAAGAAGAATTTTTGCCTTTACTTTTTGCTGAAATCCTAACCATTTCCACACATTGTCTAAGTCGATGACAAAATCTTTTTTATAATCGTAATTCAAATAGCAGTAAAAACTTGCTACAAACAATTGTTGTTCGTAGTTATTAAATGTTTTTTGCACTCTTTCAACTAACTTTGACTGGTAATTACCATTCAGTTTGGTAAGTGGATTACTTTCAATGAGATTTACAATATCTACACTCATTTATATATAATAGTAGTTTCTCTAGGTTGCTTTTTGCTTTAATAATTAAAAAACAAATTATTTTAATTATTAATTTATATGAATACGATATATCGTAAGACGATACGTTTAATTGGAGTAAGCGAGACCACCCATTCCACTCATGATGCGGAGGACGTTATAGTTGGTGGCATAGACGCGAACCTTGGCGGTCTTGGTTCCCTCAACTGTGGCGTTGGAGAGCACAAGTTGGAGTGTGGCATTATCAATGCGGGAGAAGTTGCACGTGCCTGAAGGTTGGTGTTCCTCAGGCCTCAACGCAAATGAGTACACGTTAATGCCCTCGTCGGGATTGCGAGTGTGGGCTTGGTAAGGTTGGACCCAAGAGAAGTAAGAACCTTCGCGCTCCGAGAAGCGATCTTGGCCGTTGAGTTGGAGCTTGGCAGTGACGACGGGGTTTTGGCCCCAGCAGTGCATGTCAAGGGAAGTCTCAGTGAGGACGAATGTGCCGGCATCAGAAACTGTGGACCCCTCGTTGTGATCTGCAAATTTTCCTCCGGGAGGAGGTTGAACAGAGTAAGGGTAGTTAGGGTTTCCGGGATTAGTTGTGTTGAAACCAGGAACCTCAATTCCTCCAAGGTTGGCCTCGTTATAAGGATTGCTGGGTCCATTCCAGTAGCCAGAGAAGTTAGCAGGGATGTAGGCATCAAGAGCACCAGCGTCTTGGAAGAGGCCGCGAGCGTCAATGAAGGCGTTGGAGTTAGCAGCAACCTCCTGGGGTCCTCCAAACGCATGAACCGCGTTGGGGAGGGCGTCAATAGCGTCAGTGTAGTTGAAAGGTTGGGCGCCAAGAACCTTGAAAAGTGTAGCGTCGCAAGTGAGTGATGAGCAGTAGTCAACGTTTTGATCGGGTTGCACGACCCACACGAGCTCCTTCACGGGGTGGTTGAAGTTGAGCTTGATCTTGTTGCTGGAAGAACCAACGGACTCGTCGCCAGTGAATTGGAGTTGTGAGATGAGGTACTCGTGGGGGTTTTGGGCCATACGACGGCGCTCATCCGTATCAAGGAAGACATAGTCAACATAGAGGGAAGCGGCAACAATAGATTGGTTGTATGCAATCGTGGCGGGAACGGGGCGGCCGCTGGTGTATTGGTTAGCTTGGTTAATAGGGGGTCCGGCGTTGCATGAAAGAGTTGTCACGGCCCAGAGGCACTCGTCAATAGGGCGAATGTCAAGGTTGATCTTGACCTCGTGGTATTGGAGAGCAATGAGAGGGAGGGCAAGGCCAGGGTTAGTGCAAAACCAGAACTGGAGGGGCACGTAGAGGGTGGTCTCAGGAAGAGCGTTGCGGGGAGCGCAAACTTGGCGAGGAGCAAGAGAGTCGCAAGGGCCATCAACGTCAGCGAAAGAGGGGTCGGTGATGAAGGTGAGTTGAGTGGTGTTTCCAATCATCTTGAAGTAGCCGCGTTGTTGCTCGGAAGTCATAGTAAGTTGGTTCCAGATGTGCATCCAGTCACCATATTGGCGATCGATGCGCTGGCCTCCAATTTCGACCTCAACTTGGGCAACGAGTTGCTCACCGGGGAAATCTAACCAACGAGCATAGACGCCGCTGCCTTGACCGGCAACATAAGCGCCAACACCCATAAGTTGGTTGATCTCGGGAAGTGTGACTTGGAGATATGTGCGGTAAGCAAGGTCTCCATTTCTGGAAATAACACATTGCACGCGGCGACCGAAGTCGGCTTGGCCGTTGAAGGTTTGTTCAATGGATTCAATGGCAAAGTTTGTGTATCTGCGGTAAGTTACTTTCCAGAAAGTAATTTGAGGATTACCCGTAAGGTAAACATCTTGAGCGCCATAAGCGACGAGTTGCATAAGACCTCCTCCCATTTTATACTATTGCTAAAGAAAAAAATTTTGAGTTTTAATTTATTTATTTTTAATTAAAAATGAATAAATAAATATTTATTAAACTTAGTTAAGAATTTTGCTTAAATCAAAGTTTGACTTTATAAATCTAGCTAAATATGTTTCTAAAAAAATTTCTTTTTTGCCTTCATGATTTTTTGAAAAAACAAATGATTCTTTGTTTTTTTTTATTGCCCAACCTTCTTCTAATGCATTATAAATAAATAACATTTTTTTAAATCTTACGTTGTCTATTGCAATACTATCTCCTTCATTAACGCTTATATTCAAATCCATTAAATAAAATAAAGAAAACTTTGTTTATTTTTGAACTAGTTAAACATATTAGCTTAAGTGTAAATTAACTATTAAATAAAAATATAAATTAACTATTAAATGAAAATTAACTATTAAATGAAAATTAACTATTAAATAAAAATATAAATTAAATAAGTTATGTGTATGTATTTTAAATGCCTTCATTTAAACCAAAAACAATAAAAAAGATTAAAGTTAGTAAAAAAAACTCAACAACACTAGACGGAAAACACAAAGAGTTTATAAATGAATTTTCCAAAGATGAAAATGATAAAATACCAATTCTTAAATTAGAAAAATATGAACTAAAGAAACAACTTGATAATGTAAATTTGAATGAAATAACAATTGAAACAAAAATGGAAATTCAAGATAGAATTAACGAAATTGACGACACAATAAAAGTAATGAAATCAAAAAAAAAAGATTATTTCCTAGATAATGCAAAATATATTTTTGATTATTTTGAAAATAAAAAAAGTATTTCTAAAGGATCTATTGCTAATTATAAAAATAAAGCAGTTGATAACTTTTTCAAAATAAAAAATAACGATGAAAACAAAACTGAGAGCAAAACCTGTAATATTGTTCAAAAATACTTGACTAATATAGACGACACATTTTTAGACGTAAATTCATTTATTACTCCTGTAGACATTTGTCAATATTGTTATAAAGGCGAACTCATACCACTAGAAGATGAAGGCGTTTTAATTTGTAACTCCTGCTCAAGAAACGTTCCTTACTTAATTGAAAATGAAAAACCATCATACAAAGAACCCCCTAAAGAAGTTTGTTTCTATGCTTACAAACGAATTAATCATTTTAAAGAAATTATTGCTCAGTTTCAAGGTAAAGAAACTACGCAAATTCCTGAAGAAGTTATTGAAAATATCAAACAACAAATTAAAAAAGAAAGAATAGAACTAGTGCAAATTTCAAATCATAAAACAAAAGAAATATTGAAAAAATTGGGTTATAATAAATATTATGAACATATACCATTTATTAAAGATAAATTGGGAATTAA